GTACTATCTAACGAAGCATCACCAATAAATTTCATTTTTTCTATTGTTATATCACCTGTATTAAACACTGATCCTGTAAAAATATTTCCAGTATCGGTTTTTTTTATTCCTCCACCATCACCTTTCAAATATAACATATATCTATTATTTGCTGAGGGCTTTGTTATTACAATTGTAGCTTGACCAGTTATATCATAAACATTTTTGAATTTGATCGCTTTATTTTCAGTGTTCAATAAAGCAAAATTTATAGAATCGGTTATTGCATTGGAATTTATTAATGATAACCCTGCAATCGCCCCGAACCATTCGGGGTAAACTTCCTTTAAATCCCAACTTCCCGCCAAACTCCCGGAATTTTGCAGATCAAATATCTGATGTAGTCCTGCTTCAATCTTAGCATTACTTCCAGTTATGGTTACTCCACTTTCGGGCTTCAACATACCACCATTCAAGAATTTCAGTTTAATATTGCTTGGTATAGTTATACTTGTACCAATCAAGCAAGTCCCATCTTTAAACCATATTTCAGCATCGGCTCCATTTATTGTTGTATTAATTAAATTGTACAAAGCATTATAATTATCTGTTATGCCATCTAATTTTAAATAAGTTTCTGCTGCATAAATTCCAAATTTATCACTTTCCAACAATGCCGATAACTCTGCTGCCCCTGTATATTTGCTAAGAGTAGGTCCAATGTTTGCCATATTATCCCTCCCAAACGATAGCTTGATAACTTGCTGTAGTAGAGTCTGAAATAATAGATAACTTGTCATAAACAACCAAGTCAACAGATTGCCCAGTAGACAATCTAAATGAATTTGTTGTTGCTGTTTCTATAGGATTTATCCATGTATTACCTGCTACAGCTTGAAATGTAATAGAAAAGTTATTTCCATAATCAGTAGAGCTAAGAGAAGATGCCACACTAACAGTTGTAGAAGAAAATGTTATCGGTTTTATTGCTTTTACTTTTCTAAATTTATTAATCACATAATTTGCGGACATGGTATTCCTCCTAGAAAGCGTATATTTTTATACGATATGATTGTTTAAGTCATAATCAATCTCGCTTATTGCACCTTGTATTTGTGCCACTTGCAATTCAAATTGTTTAATTGCTACCTGTGCTTTTTGTATCTCTGCCATAATTTGATTCATTCTTCCTTTGAGTTCTTTTTTTCTTGATTTCTTTTTGTGTCTAATCTGGTTATCTGTTTCAAAACCATAATCTTGTGGAAACTTGCAAAGTTCAGAAGTTCTTGGAATCAATACTTTTATGCCTTTTCCTGCTGCAAATCCAATGAAGAATGAACATGAGCTTCTCTGCCAAGCATACTCTTGTTGCTGTGCCATGTCTACACCGGTTATCCATATTTCCTCATATCCTTCTAAAATAGCCAATGCTACCATCCAAGAAATAGAGTTCGAATATTCTGTGTATGGAGAACCAACATCGTCAATAATAAAGTTTTGATTAAAGTATTCTCTCACTTGCTGTCTGGGATATGCAATGCTAGATGGAAAGTCCTCATATTCGTTTTGCATAATCAAAGGAACAGGACAATTTTTTAAGAACTGTATATGTTCTGGAGTATTCTTTGTTGGAGAGTTTGGATCGTGTATTTCAAACCATCTGCTTATTCTATTTAGTGGTATCTTTTTTGCGTTTAGTAGATTGTATGCTTCATTTAATGTCCATATTTCCATTGTCGGATCTTCAAACTTTGTTTCTGCCCAAGATGGCGCAAATCCCATAATCGTTACTCTTTTGTTAGCCATAGTTTATCCCTCCAAAAATAATTTAAAAAAAGGAGGGGACTAAGCCCCTACCTTTTATGTTAAAACAAATTAAGAAGTTCTAGCAGCAGTCAATGTTCTGATGCCTAAGTCATTTCCATGTTGTCCAACTGTACTGTTGACAGTCATCAATCCCCAAAGACTAGTAGAAATACCAATCAAAGTAACGGATTGTTCTTTTGTGGCAAGAGTGGAAAATGCCAAGAATCTATTTGTTGTGGAACCATCCATGCCCACGCCAGCACCGAAGTCTACATCAACTGTGTTTACATAAGGAGCAGTAGAATCAAGGATAATCACTTTTTCAATTCCAGGCACAGGAGCAGCCAAAGATAATACAGCAGGACTTGTGCTTGGGTCAGTACCAGTCATGCTAATATAGGTAATTCCATAGTTAGTAGCTGTGCTTGGAGAAAGTCCTGCAGAACTCCAGCTAACAGTTTCTACATAACCCAATGGAACAGTATTAACAAACACATTACCAGTAGAACCGATAACTTTAACTTCTGTATTATTGCTTTTTACATATACGTCAGAATCTTGTGCAAATACGTTTTTACCAGCCATGTTTTCACTCCTTTCAAATTATTGGGGAGAATTTATCTCCCCATAGTTATTAGCCAGCAGAACCAACGATACCAGGTCTAGGAAGTCCAGCAGAATTTCCAAGGAAGTATACAGTTCCTTTGAGATTCTTGTTGTCAAAATCTTCTTCCCAATCCATTTTATTTCTGTAGCCTTGGTAGAATTGCAAAATAGCGTGGTCAATCTTAGTATCTCTCAAGAACCAAGCGTTGGTAGAAGTTAAGTATCTGCTGTAAGCAGGACGAAGTGCTGGTAACTTGTTTTCAGTGTTAGACATTTCGTATGCTTTGTTACGGCTGTTTAATACTTCTTCTACAGTAATCATGTTGTATTCATGAGTCAATAGTTGGTCTGGGAATACTCTAAAAGGCTTCCCTTGGTGGTTTTTATGTGTAGCAAATTGTTGAGTAGCAGACTTAATGTTGTCTGGAGTAATTGCACCAGTAATCAAAGTATCATTAAATGCTCCTGGTACATTGTATAAAGGATGTGTATTAGAACATAAAGGCACACCGTCTGCTAAGTTTACAGTAAATGCTTCGTCATAAGGCTTGATGCCAAGTTCTTCTTCTCTGTCACGAATGATGTGTACCAATTCTTTACCTTTTGCTTCAATGGTCAATTGATATTTGTCATATGCCATTGCTTCAACAGTGAATTGAATACCACCACCGAACTTTTTGTTTTTAACTTGAGTTTCGTATGCTTGCTCGATAGAACCATAGTTAAAGTTTGCACCTTCTACGATTTCAGCAGCAGGAGCCAAGTTTGCCATAGAATCATACTTTTCAGTTTCTAAAGTAGAAGTAATGGTCTTAGTGTATTGAGAATATTGTACAGGATAAGCATCAAAGTTTTGAGTAAACCAATCAGTTACTCCAAGAACTAGTGCACGTGATATTTGCGATAATTGAGTGTAAGCCATGATAGATCATCTCCTTTTCGTATTTTAATTATACACCAATGTGTGAACTGTTAAATGTTCCAATAACAACTCTTCTTTCTATGTCAGCAGTATTTGCTCTAGCGATTCTAAAGAATCTGCCAGAAGTAGAACCTGCTGTATTTCCGATGCCAGCCATTGACAAATAGCTTCCACCAGCTACAGTTGTAGTATTAGATACACCAAGATATTTGCCGATGTCAGTAGTTGCAGGTAAAGAAGTAGAGTAAGAAGTTGAAAATTGAGCTTCGTACAATGCACCAGTCACAATAGGTCTAATGTAAAAAGGAACAGTAGAACCAGGAGTCGTAGCAGCAGGAACAGATGCAACAATCCCAAGGATTGCTCCAGTAAAGTCAGCAGTAGAACCAACCATCAATCCACCAACTTGAGAAGATGCAAAAGCAAGCTTGCCAACGTCAGTGCTAGCAACAAAGCCAGTAACAGTAGAATCGTTTGGAAGTACAGCAATTAAGTCAGTTCCGAGTGCGTTATTAGTATATGGCTTAAACATGATAATTCCTCCTTATGTATACATTGATTTATATTTTGCAAACTTTTCAGCCGTCCAATTATTGTTTGGCTGTGTTCTTTTTAAATGCTCTAACAATTTTCTATCTTCTGCATTAAGGCTTGCTACGGAAGATTTAGCGGAATCTGTTGACACACTGATTGCTTTATCTCCTGCCGCTTGTCTACGCTTCATTGCAGCAATTTGTTCTTCTTGCGTTCTTTTCTCACCTTGCAATTCTTTTACTCTGCCAGCAGATTCTAACCTATAGGCTTCTTCAATCGTCAATCCATTTTTCTTTACTCGAGTAATAATCTGATCCTTAAATTTCATAGCGTCTTTTAAACCACCATATTCTTGTGCATCTCTAATTTCTTCTACAAGAAAATCTTCTTCTGTCTTTCCTGCCGAGTTTGGAATCGAACTAAGTAGCTCATCGGCAAAACTTCCCAACAAGTCAGCTAGATCGTCATCATAGCCCCTGTCCTTTGCTAAACTTCTCATCTTCTCAATTTTTGCAACTTTCTCATGTGACATTTTTTCAGCCTGTAGCTTGCGTAGCTCTTCTTCAACTTGGCGTCTACGCCTTTTTTCTTCCATGTACTTGGAAACAGGTAAATAATCACTTTTGTTCTTTTCTGTTTTGTTCTCAGAATCTTCTTGTTCAGTTGCAATATCGTCAGACTCAACTTCAATTTCTTCGTCTGGCTGTAAATTTTCTTCACTAATCACTTCTTCAGCTTGTTTTTCTAACATTTCTAATTCATCCATGTAAAAAATCCTCCCGATTGTTAGCGGAATCACCGCAAAATTGCGAACACGTTATACGATGCGTCAGAACGGCTTTTAAAACGACTTTTGCTGTCGCATGACATTTTATACTCTGTCGAGTTTTAAATCGCTTAAAATCAATTCTAGTGCGTTGTTTTTTACATCATTTTCTTTCTTTTGCCAGTCATTACCATTTTTTTAGATGTAACTTTTTTTACAGCAGTTGGAGCCTTTTTCATCATCTTGTTCATCATCTTTTTTTCTTTTTTATACATCATTCTTCTTCACCTCCTTTTTGTTCGCCTTTGCAAAATCTTCTATGTGCGCCGATTTTTTGCGCTGTGTCAAATTCTTTTTTACATCCGTCACAAGTGTATACAATTTGTTCTGTAACTTCTAAAATTTCTGTAACTTCTGCAACTTCATTTACAACTTCTACAACTTCTTTTACATTTTCTGGTATTAGCAATCCAATAATATTATGATACTCGTCTGTAATCAACATGGTGGATTCATTTTTCAAAACAACAATCCTGTGTACTCTGCCACCAAAATAATTGTCTGGCAAATCAAGTTCCTTTAGTTTTTTAAATCCAGCAATCTTTACTGTTTTGTAATCGTATTTTTTTAATGACTCTTTGTCTATTTTTAATTTATACATTTTGCATCCTCCGTTTTATAATTCGTCAACAACTAAGCTGCGTTTGACTTTGATTTCTTCTTTTTCTTTTGCCGACATATCCATTGGCAAATCATAGCCAGCTACCAAATATTCAGCCAATGAAATCGGATTTACAGTAACCGTTCCACACTTCAAACAAGTTCCTGTTGGCTTTCCATCTTCCAAAGGTCTTGACCATAATGCTAAAGCTTCACAATGATTGCATACCGGAAGTCTAGACATTGGATAGCGTCTTTCGACTTGTGTCATTTCATTAATCTTTTCTACAGACAAAACATGTTGCATATGTCTGTTGTTATAAGATATTTTTAAAAAATCTTTGTCTTGCCAAGATTTATCCTGCACCAAGACCACCTCCTGTATTCATTAAAGGAAGTGCAGACATCTGTGGTCTACCAGTTGCAGATAAGCCTTCTGTCATCGCACTGTTTTGTTGTTCACTTGGTGTGCCTTGTGGCTGTTGTCCTTGCGTGAATTGTTTCATCAGTTCTTCGTCACTATCGGCAAGCGGTATTCCCAAATAGTCTTTTACAAACTTTCTCATTTCTCCATAATGAATAACGTGTTGTCCTTCAATGACTAATTGTGACAGCTTCTCTGCCATCTGATAAATAAATGCCTTATTTTGTGGCAATCCTGCACCAAGTGATACTTGAATGTCAAAGTCAACATTCTTTGTCATCGTGTTGCCGTCTTTATCTGTCAAAATCATCCATTCTGGCATCTCGCCTTCTGGATTCATTCTCATGTATTCTTCGATAAAATCTTGCGTAGCAGGAACCATTGCTGGTACTTTTCCAAGCTGTCTAAAGTCAATCCACTCGTAATCTTCTCGTTCTTCGTCAATTCTAAAGGCTTTTGCTTCTGTATAAAACTCTTGCATAAGTCCTAGCATATACTCCAACATGCTTGTTATTGTTTCTTGTAGCATCAGCTTCATGTGGTCAATCGCTGTTGTGCCTTGTTGTTGTTGTATGGCGGCTTCTGTTGCTGTATCTGCCGAAGAACGCTGCCCCATCATAATGTAATTCGTTCTAGACACTCTTTGTATTTCTTCATGTATCTGTACTAGCAATCTCCACCATGATTCGTTAATTGTTCCCCAAGGAACATAATCTACCACCTTGCCACTAGAAAGGCTTGCTGGTCTTGGCTCTAGTGAGTTCTCGTCAAAGTCCTCTAAATCCACCTCACTGTTTGGGTCAAACAATATCAAGTGTGGTCTTGCCGACATTCTTATTTTATCATACAAGTCATTCAGCATGTTTTGTAGTGGAGTCAATAGCCATCCATCGCCAAATCCCCATAATCTGCCTTCTTCTTGATACATACCGGTAAAGAAGTAAGGATATTGGTCATTCACAAAGCTGTAATAGCTTTCATGTGTATACTTTTTGTTCTTTTGATTCTCATCACGCATACCTTCTTTATGACTATCGTACAACAGAACACCACAACCAGACATTTCTCTTAGCCTTAATTTGCCTTTATGTCTAGTCCAAAGCTGTATCAATGTTGCACCGTCTGCATCGTCATAAAACAATTCATCTTCGTTAAAAGTTGTTGTATCTTCTATCACGTTGTTGCCATAATCAATGGCATCCGCTTTATCTTCTCCGTACAGACTCTCAAACTGCTCTTCCGACAAGCGTATTGTTTCTGCTATGTATTCTGCTTCTTGGAATCTTAGTGGGTCCTTTACTTTTGTATCAATGAATATCTTGTTTAGTGGAACACAAGTAATCTTAGTCAATCCAAAGCCATGTAAGGCGTCTGGGTCGAAAAATACTTTGAATATTCCTGCGCCATGAAGTGATCTGCGTCTTTCGTGGACTGCCAATACTTTTTTAAAGCCATTCTTCCGTAGTGTCCACTCTAAGCCAACTCTGCCCCAATTTGCGAATGATTGGTCAGACTTTCCTTCACCTCTACAAACAACTGCAATGTTTTTATCCACCAAAGAAGAAACTCTAGTTTCAATAATAGCATTGAGTATGCCAACTCTTGTATTCGGTCTGTTTGGTGTCATCGGCTGGTCATTTCTATAGGCTTCGTCCTCGCCCTTCCATCGGCTGTAAAATTCAGACATATACCCTTTGTTATGATTTATCTTTGTTATCCATTTATCAACTTCGTTCATTTCATCTTGCGTCATAAAATCTTGTCTACGCATATTCTTTTCCATTTTTCTTTTTTCACTATCATATTCCATGTAAGCCACTTTTTCACTTCCCTTCAAAAGAGTGTTCGTATTATTTTTTCTTCTTTTGCTTTTTAGATTTACCAGCTTCCGTTAATGCTATTGCAATCGCTTGTTTTTGTGGTCTACCAGTACTCATCAATTCTTTAATGTTCTTGCTAATTGTTTTTTGAGATTTACCTTTTTTCAACGGCATGTAGTCACCTCAAATCATTGTATTTTTTCTTGACTTTAACAATCCAGTGCTTGGGTCACGCCAGTCTTTGTATGGGTCCTTTGTTTTAGCTATTTCTTTGCACCCACATTTCTTTTGAGTTAATTCTATAACCTTTTTATTCAATATATAGTATTTATAAAACATAAAACCACAACATATAGTAAAAACAATGTTCATTATCATAGCTTCACCTCTGCCACAATATCTGCTATTACGTTTGGAAATTGCTTCGCCAATATCTTTGCGTTTGGAGTTACACAATGTCCTTGTTTTGCACCTTCTGGCGGTGTTAGTATATATCGTTGGAAGTTTTGCATGCCCATAGATTTATACAGTTGATTGTATGCAGTGTTAAATGCAATTACCTCATTGTAGTCCATGTCAATTTGCTTGCAGCAATCATTTACATATCGTGCATATTCAATCATAATTCCATAATTCGTTGTGCTTTGTAGTTTTAAAAACTCTGTGTGTTCTGGCTTTTCTAGTTGATACACTATCTTGTTTGCATCTGCAAAGAACTTGTAAGCAATGTTGTTTTTGCCACCCATAAACACTTGCCATTTCTTTATACTCTCTGCCAAATATGGATGCTTTCCCTCTATTGGAACGTGAACTGCATCTACTTTGCTTGATGTGCCAACTTCAACCGTAGATAAAATTACTGTTGCTTTAGGACTATACATAACTTTATATGCTTTTACATCTTCTACGAAGTTTTCAGTAAAAGGAATGGCAATAAACATAATGTCATAATCAAAGTATTTTCTTGTATATTTTAATTTTACATCTATAACATCAAAGTTATGATGTTTTTCATAAGCTTCTTTGAAGCCTTTTCCAATTTCTCCATATCCAATTAACAAGCAGTTTAGCATCGTCATCCCTCCAAAATAAATCTAATCTCCAAATACGTCATATGCTATTAAAGCTTCTGCCATTTGCATATCGTCCATATCATCTATATCTATTGAACGTGATTTTGGCATTTCAAATTGAATTACATTGTCATCCCACAACTTTCCTTGTTTAATTAACTCTTTAGTCATAATAAAAATTGCACCATTTCTTTGAAAGTGCAATTCATTTTCTAATTTGTCATATGCTTTTTCTTTGTGTTTTAGCCCCATATAGTACCCAGAATATAAACTCGTTGCATTTTCTTCTGCTGCAAATCTTTCAATAGCTTCCTCTATATCATCCACAAGTCTTAATGGAGATGTTGGCTGCAATATCATATAAGCATCATAGTCCATGAATTTTGCTACATGCTGCATAACATCAATCATTTTTGTTTTGCTTGTTGCAAGGTGTTCTGGTCTTTCTATTATAGTTACATTTCCTTCAAATATCATTGGGTCATAATCAGTAGAAATAACAATATCATCTAAGCTGCTTTCACATGCTGCACTAAGAGTATATTGAAGCATAGGCACACCACAAATAGGATATAAATTCTTATTCTTTATTGTTACGGAACCTTTTCTAGCTGGAATCACTCCCAATATCTTCATAAGGAAACCTCCTGCAATATTGTAACAATCTTTTGACTAGATGTTCCATCACCATACGCATGACTAGCAGAATATCTCTCATGTTGTATCTGTAATGATATTGCATTTTCAATTTCTTGTTCGCTTTCATCACTGGCAAGCATTACATTCTCTTGCATTTCTCTACTTTGTTGTCTGCTTCCGACCAAAACAACAGGAACTCCAAGATATGCACCTTCTTTTATAAACGATGAAGAATTACCAACCGCCACTTCACAATTATTTAATAGCACATAATATTCTTTTGGACTTAAGTTTTTTCTAAACTCCCAATCGGTTTTATGAAATAGTCTTGCCATTTCTTTGCTTCCTGCATCAATATTCGAGTTTATCCATATCTTTTTAACTGGCATACGATCTAGGACACGTATCATTGGCTCTATTTTCTCTTTATCCGTTGTGTTTGGATGATGTAGTACAAGAATATATGACTCATCATCATAATGTCTTAAATCGCTTTTTACGGCTTCTCTGCATAAGTCTATCGCAGGACTTCCAACTTTAAAAATATTTCTACCATTCATAAAGTGCAATTTCATAAATGCTTTTTCTGTTACTGGTAAATGTATATCTGCCAATGCTGTGATTGCGTTTCTGACCTTGTCATCTATGCAACCACTAGTTTCGCCACCTTCTGTATGTGCAATCTTAATATTCAAATAGCTTGCTGCCATTGCAACTCCGAGTTGTTCGTATCTATCTCCATGAATCAATACTACATCTGGCTTTATTATTGAAAACAAAGTAGAACACTCATTTGCCATTAAAGATGCAGTTTTTACCATTGCAACATGGCTATCGTCATTTACCAAGCAATGAAGTAAATAATCTGTTTCAAAGTCTATTTCTAAATCTACTGCAGCACCTGCTTTTACGATAATCAATTCTAGTCCATCTGTGTTGTTAATTTCTTTCAATATGTTTCTGACTCTGCCATACGATGCTCTGTTTGTAATAACGTGAACAATTTTTCTATTTGCCATTTGTCCACCGCCCCTTGTATGCTTCACACTTAGCAACATAATCTCTGTGTAAGCACAAGTCTTTTATTTCATCCGGTGTTGATGACAATTTATGATCTCTACCAGGCAAAAACTTTCCAAGCGTAAAGTGTCTTTCAATCCACTGAATTCCTAGGTCTATTGCCTGTTTGGCACAATCAATTGTTTCTGTATGGTCAGAAAATCCATCAAACAAAGCCATTTTGTCATAATCAATGTCTTGGGGTTTTGTTGGGTACTTGCTAATACAATAAAACAATACATCGTTTCTTCTAAGTAATTGTTTTAGTCTAATTAAGTTTTTCGTGTCTATCATTCCAGCAGAAACGAACACTCGCTCGAAATTTAAGACACAAAACAGAATCAATTCCCAGTTGTCAGCATCTGGACTAGCAATCTTAACTTCTTTTTGCCCCAGCGAATGCAACATTCTTGCCATATTCATAGAAAATGCAGTAAATAATACTTTTATGCCAACTTCATTCGCCAAATTGATTATTCTGGAAACTTTGTTTGCATCCAGTTGAATTTCAGAATAGTATTTGTAGTTTTCTTCGTAGTTTTCCCAATCTCTGTTTAACTCATTCGCATCAAACAATTGAAACTTGATGTAATCTGCACCCGACTCTTTTGCATAATAAATCATTTTTTCAATCATTCTCATGTTTCCGTTGTGATTGCCACAAGCGTCTACAATAACATTTGTTCTATTGGTAAGCATAATGCCCTCCGAAAATAAAATTAATTGTTTTTCTTCTCTATTTTTTTCTGTTCCCATTCTTTGCAAATTCTATCTATAAAAGTATTCTGCTTTTGTGGTTTATAATCACTGCAATTTGTTGTGCCACTAAAACCTTTATCATTCAATCGGCTACATCCCATACAACTATAACATAACATAGTTTTATCCATGGCGATTCCTCCACAATTAAATAGCCTTTATGTGTTGCAATATCTTTCTTACAATATAAGCATCAGTAGCCTTTCTAGCTTCGTTGCAATTACCGCCAATATGATTCGTTGCAACAATTTTATGATTTACTCCACTATTGAACCACAAGCTGTATCTCTCGTCAGTATCTCTATCTGATATAGGGTTAAAGTCATGTGCATATCCCAAGAAACGTCCAGCTTTCAATCCTTCAATAATCGCTACCTCATCAACAATTCTAGGTCTTGAAGTATTTATTAATATGGCATCTTTTTTCATTCTGTGTATTATATCTTTGCTAAATATTGCTTCAGTATTTTCTTGCAATGGTATATGCAATGTTATTATATCAAAAGAATTGACCATATACTCCCAATCAGAATCAATATCTGCACAAACAACATCAACATCGAATCCAGATAACATTTTATGCACTAGCTTTCCAATTCTACCATAACCGATAATTAATATTCTTTTATTAAATATTTGCATTTTGTTTTTCTTTAATATCTGCAACATTAGAGATATAGTATGCTCTGCAGTAGATGTAACGGCTTGCGAAAACTCTTTTTTAAATTCATCGCCAAGATGTGTAATCTTTGGAGAATCAATATGATCCACGCCAGTACAAGGACAAAACACAGGAGCATTGGTCACAACAGGAGTCAATCCTGTATAAACAAAGGAAAAATCTTGGCTGTGGTCAGAATTGTCATTCGGATATTTAAAGTCTACAAACTCTGCAAGAATATCTTTTATTTCTGGTGTCATTTCATCCAACATCAAGCATACTGGTTTCATAAGTCCTCCAGATTATATAATCGCATCCATTTTCTTTACTTTTGAATGTAATATAATTTTCACACTTCCAGGCTCTCCAGGAACAAAGCCTTTGATTGCTTCCCAACCTTCCATATATCCTTTCCAGCTAGAGGAAACAACAAATAATCTTGTTACATATCTTATCATTTTATTTTGCAAATCAATCAGTCTAATTCTATTTTTATGAACAACTTTATTATGAAAATGACCACAAATATAAAAGTCTGCAACAATATTATTTGAACGCCGTACAACAGAATTAATTGCAGCACCAGGAGTAGCACCACCACCAGAACCATGAAAAACATTCGCCGTATAACATTGTCTTTTCATATTATCTTTTTTGCCAAACGTAATCTTTAGTATGGCTTCATCTTCTCTGTAAAGACTTGGTACACCCAATATCATTGCAATATCTTCGCCAATGTTGTTGTCGGAAGCATCACTAGAACGCATTTCATGGTTTCCGTCTACAATACACAATATCTTGTGTTTTATCTTGTCTAAAACTCTACATATATACTTTTTCTGTTCTCTTGGGGACATTGTAGCTTTGTAAGAATTTGTTTTACTGTGTTTTAGTGCGTTGTCAATTAAATCTCCTGCTAGAATTACATAACGGTTTGGAACACTTGCAATTTCATCAACAAACTTTAAAAAGGCTTGTTCTTCAAAAGCATTATCACCAACATGCACATCTGAAACAATATACAGTTCCAATGTGTCAAAATCTTCGGACAAGTTATGCTCAATTACACCCTTGCGGAGTACTTCGCTAACATCCATACCGTTACCCTCCAACTAGTTTAATTTGCCCACTTTTCTCCATCTTCTTTATTTCAAACGTAGTAAATCCTTTCCATTTTAGTTCTGGTATTGACCAAGTACCGGTTATCTTTTCTTTGTCAGCAATTCTTTGATAGCTTTGTTGCTCTCTTGCCTTGTAAGCAATCGCCAAAGCCATAATCAAGTCATCGTGCTTTCCGTCCATGGCTTCAGCTTTTCCTGCATCGTTTATAACAAACGTCATCATCTCGTCTAAAGTCTGATAGTCATTTAGCAAATAACAACTCTCACGAACGATAATCTTCAAGTTATCAAGTATCACAGGTCTTGTTACACGATTCGTCTGGAAGCCATACTTTGCGTGTACTTTTCTTGATATTTTGTCGATTGTTTCTCGCTGGTACTGTTTCTTATAGCCAAGTCTTTGTAACTCTTTAATCGGATGCAAGTCAAAGTTACTTTCTATCGCAATCAGTGCATTGTTGTAATATTTCCCAAGGCAGTACATTTGCTTTGCGTATAAGTCAGTGTCCATTTGACCCTTCCAAGTAGCAACCTGTTCTCCTGTCGTGTTATCTAAGACTTGACCAATCGACCAGTCATAACCGCCTTCGGAAGTATCACCACCAATCACATATGGCGTGTTCTCATCTGGTTCTACAAATACTCTTAAATATCCTGCTGGATCTGGAATAAATTTTATGCTGGCGTCAATTATTCTTTCATTCTCGTACTCAAAAGAAAATCCACCTTGAATATAAGGTCTAGCCTTAATCTCTGTCATTCTTTCTGATAAAGCCTTGGAGTCAAACACAGAACGCCCCAATAAGCCCCATTCACCGAGTGCGTATACCATATAATGATAATAATCGGTTTCCTTCATATCTTCCAAAGTTTTCTTATAGGCTTCATCCAAAAAAGCATTGTCTTTGTACGTTGTTTTTTGCACCAAACAATTATCAACATCTCTGTCAAAAAAGTATGACTTCAACCAGTGCGAAGCAACAATCGGATTGAATGACAATGTAATCTGCATCGGCACCTTTGCTTGACCACGCAAACGCAAATTTAGCTGTGTAAAATCGTCTTGTTCTATTTCAGATGCTTCTTCTACCCATACACTAGTCAATATGCCATGTTCAAAGGTAACAGACTTGATTTTTTCTACGTCATCTAACCCGACAAAAGCAATTTCATTCTTTGTGTGATTGCATCTGATACGCATATCAGCTTCATTTATCTTAAACAGCTTTCCGACTCCCCACTCTGATATAACTTGCTTCAGTAGTGGAAAGGTGGAAATTCTGTTTGTTGCTGCTACCTTACGAACAATCAATGTGTTGTGTCCTGGCTCTTTCATATGCCGATATATCATCCGTTGTGCAATAAAGTGTGATTTACCACTTCCAGACCCACCGTAGTAAATCTCGTAACGTGTTTCGTTATCTATGTGCTTTCTGTACACCTTGTTGAATACTTCGTCTTTTATCTCAATCTTTCGCATCAGCAATCCCACTTTCTAAGTGCTTTGTTGATTCTAGAGTTTGGGTCATTAGCAGTCTTAGAAGAAGTCAGTTTCTT